GTTATCTGGGACACCTACACCAGAGTCTTATTCTCAAATGTATCATCAAGTCTATGCTATACCAGGCAACCCGTTTAAACATCATAAAAGCTTTTATAAGTTTGCCCATCAATACGTTAATATTACTCAAAAAAAAATAGGGCCAACAAGTATTAATGATTATAGTGATGGTAAAGATTCTATTCTTTATGAGATGAAACCATACATGATTTCTTTTACGCAAAAAGCAGCTGGGTTTAAAACAGAAATTACAGAAGAAATATTAACTGTTGCTATGCATGAGTCAACACATAATATGGTTAAAAAACTAAAAAAAGAAAGAGTTTTGCAAGGGCAAATAGAGGTTGTATTAGCTGATACAGCTGTAAAGCTTATGTCTAAAATACATCAGTTGTATTCTGGAACTGTTAAATTTGAAAGCGGAAACTCTGGCGTTACTGATCATGCTAAAGCTAAATTCATACATGCTTTTTTTAATGGTAAAAAAATTGCTATTTTTTATAAGTTTAAAAAAGAACTTGAGGCTCTTACTGATATTTTTAAAGATAACATCACAAATGATTTACAAGAATTTAAAGAGACTGACAAGTCTATTGCTTTACAAATTGTTTCAGGAAGAGAAGGTATTAGTTTGAAAGAAGCTGAAGCTCTTGTGTATTACAATATAGATTTTAGCGCTACAAGTTACTGGCAGTCAAGAGACAGGATGACTACTAAAGACAGGAAATATAATAAAATTTACTGGGTGTTTGCTGAGAATGGTATAGAGCATCAGATTTATAAAACAGTAATTAAGAAAAAAGATTATACATTAAATCATTTTAAAAGAGATTTACTTATACTTAGATAAATACAATATGTCACAAGGAATATATAAAAGAAAATCCAAAGTTGATTTTGATAAAATACTACAATTAGTAATAGATGGGTATACTATAGAAAATGCTTTATTTAGTTCTGGATGGAAATACACTTCATACTTTTATCGACATATTACTAAAGAACAAAAACAACTAATATATAGAGCAAAAATGTTACACTCTAAAGTCAGAAGATATTAATAGAAAAAATAAATTATGAATACAAGAAAAACATCAATAGAATGCTTTAGTAAAATTAAACAAGAAGGGTTGTTGAGTAAAAGAAGATTACAAGTATATGAGTCAATTTTTAATTATGCTCCTTGCACGGCTTCAGAAGTTTTTAATGATAAAAATCTTAAAACAAATCAAAGTGGAAGGTTCACAGAATTGCGAGATTTAGGGGTAATTTATGAAAAAGGCGAAAGATTATGCAGAATAACAGGAAGAAATGTAATAGAATGGGATTTAACAGATAGATTACCTATAAATTTTAAGAATAAGAATAAAACAAAGAAACAGAGAATTAATGATGCTATAAATTCTTTTCGTATGTTATATAAAAACAAAGATAACAGCACAACCGAAGACTGGAAAATAGTTGCTGATTTAATAAAAATAATATAAAATGACAGAAATAGGAGGTTTTGAAATAACAAGATACCATTACAAACTTGTAGATGATGAGCCAAAAATTGTTATATCTATGGTTAAGGTATTGGACAAAAAAGGTAAATATATAAAGTTTGCAAAACTTAAAGAAGTTGAACCGTTCTTATCTAAATTTCCTGTAAATTTTAAATCTTTAGAATGACAGAGCAACAAATACAAAGTAAAAGAATAAAAGAGTTAGAGGCTGAGGGCTATTATGTTTTAAAATTAATTAAGACTAACAAGAATGGTATTCCTGATCTTGTGGCGTTTCCTAAAAACTGTAATGTTTTGTTTTCTGAAATAAAAAAACCAACAGGAAGGGTGTCAAAATTACAAGAGTATAGATTAAGAGAGTTAGAAAGTTATGGATTTAAAACTGAAGTATACAAAGGATAAAAAATGAATTTTAATAAAAAAATTGCAAACAACTTATCTGAAATATCAAAATTAAATCCTTTTGAAAATAGCAGGAGAAGAGAAATTATTGAAATAAGATCGGCGCTTATAAAAATTTTAAGGGAATATCAAGAAATGACATTAAATCAAATTGCATGTTTTTTTATTAATAACAATAGACATATGGATCATTCAACTGTTTTGCATTCATTAAAAAATTATGAAATATATATAAAATATAATCCTAAATTAAAAAAATGGCATGATTTTATTGTTGACTCATTATTCGAGAGCGGAGATTATAATGAAAGTTTTATTGTGAAAAGAAAAATTTTAAAAGACAGAATAGATTGTTTAAATAAAAAAAATTTAGATGAATTATTGTTATATTCTAAAGCTTTAGCGTCAGAACAAGCTAGATAATGACTATAAATTAGTAAAAAACAAATTAAATATTAAATAATTTTACTATCTTTATAATAATGGACAACTAATGGCTTCTAAAATTTCAGGTGACGATGTGAATGCAATTAATCATATAAACTATGTGACTAATAACTCTCACGACCTTGTAACTGAACTATATGAAGACTTAATGGAGAGAGACCATAATGAGGCTAAACTAAAGGCTCAGAACATCTGTAAGATTATGACAGAACTAATTCACTCCTTATCGGATGAAGTCTAGAAAGGCTGAAGGCCCGAGACTTAGATTATCTATCGAAGAGGTAGATATGATTAGAGAGCTTCGTGCTAACAACATAGATAATGTAAACGACAACTCTGCTCTTACCAATCACTTAAACGAAAGAGGGATTGATAAAGATGATGTTATTAGTGTTAAGCATTGGCAAAGCGCTAGTGGTGACTACAGGTTTTCAATTGTAACTAAAGAAGATTTAAGTATAAAAGAAAGCTTAATCTTTGATAAGGTCAATAAGTTTGTCGAAGAATATTCCCCTGACTACACCCCTATAAAAAGAAAAAAACAATCAGAACCTCACTTGCTAGTAATAAATCCTGCTGATATTCATATTGGTAAATATGCTAGCGCTATAGAAACCGGTGAGGAATATAATTCTGAGATTGCTGTCAAAAGAGTTATGGAAGGTATAATGGGATTGATTGATAAAGCTCAAGGATTCCAAATAGAGAAGATTTTGTTTTGTATAGGTAATGATGTGTTGCATATTGACAATGTTTATAGCACAACAACTAAAGGAACACCACAGGACACGGATGGTAAGTGGTGGGAACATTACGAGCTTGCTTTAGCTTTATATGTAGAGTGTATAGAGACGTTAAGAAAGATTGCTCCGGTAGATGTGGTTCATAGTATGAGTAATCATGATTATCAATCAGGCTTTCATTTAGCTCACACTTTACAAGCTTGGTTCCGTAAAGCAAAAGATATAACTTTTGACGTTACAGTAGCACACAGAAAGTATTATAAGTATGGAACATCTTTAATAGGTTTAGAGCATGGTGATGGAGCTAAAATGGATAACCTACCTCTTCTTATGGCACAGGAAAAACCTCACATGTGGGCTAATACAAAGACTAGATACTGGTACTTACATCATATACATCATAAAGTCAAACATAAGTGGAGAGACGCTAAGGACTTCATAGGAGTCACTGTAGAGTACATGAGGTCTCCTTCGGCAGCTGACAGCTGGCACGCACGAAAAGGCTTTACAGGCGCTCCTAAGGCTTGTGAGGGGTTTGTACACCATAAAGAGCTTGGGCAAGTGGCTAGATTAACTCACTTCTTCTGAGGTAGGGATAACACTGTTACACTTGCTACAAATATAATAGAATCCGTTTTGCTTAGAACCTTGATGATTCATTAAATCATCACACCTCCGACAAATCATTCATTAATTTTTTAGAATGTAAAAGATCTGCACATTTTTCGTATTCTTCCAGGTCTTCAAAGTATTCAATTAATTCGTCAAACACTTCGCTTCTGTCATCATACTCGTCAGTAGGATCAAATATTAAAGTAACTTTTATATCTCTATTTAGTAATTGCTCGTAAGCAACTTTATTAGTTATAACGTAATAGCTTTGAAGCATCAAGGTATGTTC